TATGTTGAACCAAAGCTCAAATTTGCGGGCCTTGAAGTTGTACACCAGCTCGATCATCGTCGCTTCGTACGATCTGGCTTTGAGTATGGTCGCAGCTTCCGGCGTTGCCCGTGGGTATCGTGCTCGATCGTATGACCCATCCTCCAACGGCTTAAACCAATCGAGCCACTCAAGGTAGATGTCATAGCTCAACGCGTCGCTACGCTTTATCGTCAGAGGTGCGCGCCAACAAAAGTCCCCCGGTGTGCGCGTCTTGCGGTCGTACACTTTCTCAAGCTTGTAAAAGTCTTCCCAGTCTTTGCCTTGACTAACAAGGCCGTGCAACGTCTTGCGAAATGATTGAAAGAAATCCGCGTTAGATTGCGGACGTGTAATGAACGATGTAGGTTTTTTCTCTGGCATGGTATGCCCTCCAGTTAGTTAGTCAGTTAATCCCGTGGGATTAGTCAGTCAGTGTTGCAGGGTTTTTAGTGCGCCCTAATGCACGGTTACAGGTGCGTAGATATTGATGAGTGCGCAGGTAGCAAGTGTCCCAGTCACGCTGTCGCGCTGAAAGCTGAGATACGAGTCTGCATCCTCATCTTCTTTTACAACTTCGAAGTACGCCTCGTCGGGCAGATCTTCACTCCACTTTTGTAGTAGTGCGTAGTCTTCATCTGATAACCCAGACAAGTCGTCATTAAATAGAGCAACTAAGAAGTGCTCCGCTACGGGTAACGATTCATGTAGAAGCATGGCGTACACAACTCTCCTTAATCCCATGGGATTTGTCAGTAACTAAGTATCTATAAAAAGCTGGGAGCAAGCGAGCAAAAACTAATAAAACCCCGCTTGGCGGTATTCTCCCAGCTGTTATCTATTATCTCAAGGACGTGAGCTTAAGTCCAATGACGTAAGTTGTTGATTTATAAGGATTAGATGAAACGGCGATTTTGTAAGTCATTGATTAGTAAGGAATTAGTTTTTTCGTAGATCTGTAAGTCATTGATTTTCCTCGTTTTAGACGATTAGACGAGTTCTGAGAGAGGTTGCAGATTTGAGTGCTAAGAAAACGAAGACGGCCGCGCGTCTTGAAATGGCCAGAAATTTCAGATTTTGGCTCTCTATAATCTAATCTAAAATCTATTTATCTAAACTAACTAACTACTGCCCATCTATGCCATGCAACCCATTGATTTATAAAGCTTTTTATTACGTCACTGTTATGAAATCCACGTAATCCTAGATTGGCACTTTTCCATTTCATCTAATCCTTTAAAATCAATGACTTAGCCGTCTAAGAATTGTTGACTGTCATGACAGCCACGCGCTTATTTCGTCGCAAACTGCGAGCTTAATCCCGTGGGATTAGCGAGGTTCATTCATTCATTTATTCCGCGCCGCATGATAGTAATCGTGATAGTAGGCAGGCGCTGCCGCGCCGCTCATCTGTGGTGGTGATAGTAGTTAGGTGGAGCCAAAAAATGGGGCCTTGCGGCCCCGTGTGGTTACTTGCGCTTGCGGGTTATGCTGAAACCAGCCTCGGCCAGTTTGGCTTTGAACTCCGCGAAAAACGCCGCGTCGTTTAGACCTTGCACGACCGTATTGATCACTGCACCACGCTGGTCTGTGCTGGTGTCCAGCTTAGCGGGCGACAATCGCGAGGCATTTTCCGCCGCCTCCGACTTGGCCTTGCGACCTGCGCCTTCGCGTCGACCCATACCGTGATCATCACGCACCGCCTTCGCCGCCGCCTTCATAACGTGCTTAGGCTGGTCTACTGCCTCCGCCGCCGTGGTCTGGATTTCCTCACCACGCACCTCGATCGATACCGGCGACTCCGCACAAGCCAACAGCGTAAGCGCATCCTTGAAATTCGCGCGTACGTTATGGTCGCCGTCCATCGCATCACGGTAGCACAGCATCACTACTTCGATGCGATCCCGAAGGGGAAGCTTTTTATCAAGCTGACGCGCCGCCGCCTTCGCGGCCGCCTTGCATGACGCCAGCATAGATGCGCTCGCACTGCGCGCCTTCGCGATGTGTTGGATAACCTCGTTGCTAGGTTTAATTTCAGTTTTTATTACAGCAGTTTTTTCGATAGCCATAATGGCCTCCTATCTAGTCGTTTAGTTAATCCCGTGGGATTAGTGCCGGAACCGCTCCGACATGTGAATAGTCTCATTATGTGGCTGACATGTCAACTATTTATTTATTTATTTATTCCGATCGTATGATAGTAGTCCGCTTTATCTTCGACACCCCCAACTACTATCACGGCCGAAGGCCGCGCACAAAAAAGGGGCCTTGCGGCCCCGTCCGGAAAAGCGCCCGAGGGCGCAGGTGAATTTACTCAGCCTCGCCGCGCAACTGCTCGGCCTCAGCGCGATGGTAGTTTGACCGATCAAACGCGATCTCGGCCTTGGTGGCACAGTGCTCAGCATCGGCTTCGTGCTCACGCGCTCGCAGTTCCGATAGTGCCGCCGCTCGGTACGTGAACTCCCGAGCCTGCTCGGCCGCGCCTGCCCAGTACTCTGCACGTGCGATCCAGTAAGACGCGTAGGCGCGCTCTGACTTAGAAAGAAGTTCTTGCTCTTTATCGCCTTCAGCCTCTAACGACTTTTCCCAGTAGTTCATGGCCGCCACACGTGCATACTCCTGCGCGTCGCCTGCTAGTTCAGCTTTAAGTTCGTGCATGGTTTCGAAATTGTTCATAATGTTTCACCTTAAGTTAGTTAGTTAGTTTTTGTGGCTGTGTTGTTGGCCACGAATTAATCATAGCAAAGCGGGGCACAGATGCAAGGGCAGCTCATCCAAGATCATGATAGTAGTTAACTTACAGAGCACGGGGGGCACAGGACCCCCTCCCCACCCCCTCCCCCCGTACCCATATATCCGTACCGCGCACAAAATTTCCTATTTTTCATAAAATTCTTCTCTCTGTTTTTACAGACACGTGTTTTACATTAACCCCACACGCTTGCGGACGTTCATAAATAGAAATACACTCGGCGAAAAGTAAAGGTGGTTTTATGCACAGCGGCATATATGCGGATGCGGAGCTGCGCTCAGTAGCCATGGCGGTTGCAAGAAATAATGTGGGGGCGAGACGGCCTTTGCAGGAGATTGCAGCTAGCGAAGGCATAACTAGCGCGGAATTCGACCAAATAAGCCAAAATCCCCAGTTCAAAAGCTATTTAGAGGCTTATGAAAGGGATTTACGCGAGAATGGCTTCTCTTTTTCGGCAAAATCGAAGGTTTTGGCCGAGGATTTGCTTCCTGACGCCTATTTTTTGGCCAAAGACAGCACTATACCCCCTGCCGTGCGGGTAAAAATGATCGAAAACCTCGTCGAGTGGGCTGAATTGAAGCCAAAGAAGGACCAAGGGCAGCTTGCAGTAGGCTCTGGCTTCAGCATCACCATAAATTTGCCCGATTCAGAGCAAAAAGAAGAGAAAATTATCATTCAGCACGAAGAAATCGCTGATTCTGACTGCGAAACGCCTAAATTGATTGAAAATACGGCCGAAATCGTCCTTGAAGAGCCAAAAATAGGCGAAAAACAGCCCAAATTGAGCCTAAAAAACCTCTTTGATGAGGACGAAGATTACGAATATGCAGGGGACGATATCCTCGCATGAGCGACACAAACACCGTATATAACCCCCCAAAATCGCTTGTTGACTTCCTAACTTGCGAGTCTTTTATCTCTTTGGTGTCTGGACCAGTCGGATCGGGCAAATCTTCCGCCGCAGTGATGAAAATCGCCTACCATGCGAAAAAAATGCGCCCCGGAAAGGATGGAGTGCGCCGTTCTCGTGCAGTAGTAGTGCGAAATACCAACCAGATGCTTACCGATGCCACGATTCCAACATTTATGACGTGGTTTCCCGAAGGTGTGGCGGGTGCATACGCTAGGACCGATAAAAGATTCACGCTGAAGTTCGATGACGTGGAATGCGACGTTTTGTTTCGTGGCCTTGATGATGCTAACGACGTGCGTCGGTTACTGTCGCTTGAATGTTCATTCGGCGTATTAGATGAATATCGTGAAATTCACCCAGATATCTTTAACGCGCTGCAAGGTCGTGTTGGCCGGTACCCGTCGGTAGCAAAAGGTGGGTGTGTTATGGATGATGGCTCTCCCAACGCACATATATGGGGAGCGACAAACGCGCCGGATACTGATACGTTTTGGGAGACATATATGTCGGAGCCGCCGGATACTGCAAAGATTTACATGCAGCCCGACGCGCTTAGTGACGAAGCCGATTGGAAAGAGAACCTGATCGAGGGTTACTATGAAAAGCTGGCTGAAGGAAAAACTGAAGACTGGATTGATGTTTATATCAGGAACAAGTTCGGGCGGTCACTGGCTGGGACCCCTGTTTATGAGCGCAGTTTTGTTAGCGACTTTCATGTGGCTGATGGTGAGCTTAAACCCATACCTCTGCCAGACTACCCGATCGTTGTGGGAATTGACTTTGGTCGAACGCCTTGCGCAATCTTTAAACAAAGAGATCCGCGAGGGAGAGTGCTTACCCTCTCAGAAATAACGTCTGAGAACATGGGGATCGAGACCTTTATACGGTTGAAACTGGTTCCGCACGTTGCGAATACCTACCCCGGCTTTGAGATGGTATGTGCACCTGACCCTGCTGGTTTTATGAAGCAACAACTCAATGAGTTGACGTTGGTCGACGCGTTGCGCAATGCGGGCTTCACTTGCGTAAAACCACCTAGTAATAAACCGGAGTATCGCATCCAAGCGGTTGAGAGACTTCT